ATGAAATTAGAGAACGGTGTGTATCAGTTGGTGTGCGGGAATGGCGGAGGCTTCTGCGTTGAAGTCCGAGACGCGACCATTCGGCCCGTGGATCCGGGAGGCCCGATAGCCGGAGTCATTCGGGTTTTGGACCGAAGGTTCACCCTCAACCGGTGGGATGAAGCATTGACGATTAACTCGGACCAAACAGTGCAGCAGGGGGAATGTCGCTATGAGTTCAGGCTGGAGATTTTTTTCAAAGCATCTGGTGTTGACCAAGAAGAAGGCGGGCCCCTAGCGCCCGAATCATCAGTGATCGAGCTGGAAAAGCTAAAAGGAGAGAAGTGATGCGTCGAGACATGGATCTACTGCGACTATTGTTATTGCAGCTTGAGAGCGCAAGCGACAAGGCTGCTCCCATACTGATCTACCGCCCAGGTGATCTAATTATCGATGGTTACACGGATGACCAGGTTCGCTACCACTATGCGTTGGCTGTCGCTGCGGGACTGGTGGATCAAGGCGGGAACGGTCCACTCAACGGCATGCAGTTTAGGCGGTTGACATGGTCTGGGCATGATTTTGTGGATGCAGTCCGCGACAATGAGATTTGGGCCAAAACCCAGCAGACCGCTAGTGCAGCGGGCGGATTTGGCCTCGAATTGCTCAAAGATTTAGCCAAGGGTTTCATCAAGAAAAAGATCGTTGAGCACACAGGTGTTGAAATCTGACAAAAGCCGCCCTCCTAGGCGGCATTCTTCTCGACGGTCAGATCTCGTTGGCACCGACCATCTCATATGGTCTAAACCGAATCACCTCTTCCCCTAACCACTCATTTATCTGAAGTAGTCTAGCCTGCTCAGGCTCCAGCTCGTTCATGGCCCAGACCTGAGTGGCATCACGTACCGACCCGAAGCCGCCAGCGTTCTGAGGGACCACACCCATCAGTTGGGGTGGAATTCGCAGCATAGCCAGCTGGTCGTCACGGCTGATGTTCTTGATCGCGCCGAAGTCATCCTTCGCCGCCACCTCGCTGATCGGGATCAGCTGAATTCCATCCTTCTTACCGTTGGGTGCATACATGAACAGGTTTCGGAAGTTGCCCGGGCCCTTGCTGCTCTTCATCGCTGTGCGCAGGTCGTCGACAAAGTCTTCGTTCTGGGCCGCGTCGGTCATATACAAGATGAAGCCCGCGTGACTGCCATTCTGATAGTACTTCCTACGGAACAGCGTCGCTGATTCGTTGAGCAGCGCAGCTTGTAGCGCCGGCAACCATTCAGGCAGGCCGTACACCTCCTGGTTGATATCAGTCACCCGCAGGTGGCAGATGCTGCCCGCCCTGAACTCATGCTCATCACGCCAACCGCGCACCTGGTAGTAGGTCTCCAGATCAGCGCCACGGCGGATGTACTTGGCCAGGCAGGGTCGAAGCCCCATCGCCCGGCCCAACATGTTGTCGCGCTTTTCCAGGTAGAGATTGCCCGACCACCCCAGATCCATGACGATCTGCTCGAACGCCTGCCGCGTCAGCAGCCTGTGGGGGATGAATGTCCGGGCCAAGGCGTTGCGCTTAAAGATCAGCCCAGACTGCAGGTAGACGCTGGCCTTCGACGACCGGGCCAGTCCATCCAGAGATACCGGTGGTTCATACCATCGGCCGTTGCTGTAGCACTCCAGGTAATCCAGGATCTCGCGCCCGTCCAGGACTGGAACCGGATCGCCAAAGGTAAAAGCCTCTGCCCGGGCATTGGGGTTGGCGAGCAGCTCGCCGGCAGGCACCGGCGCGGCGCCGGCCAGATCGATGTTGCCCATCAGAAAATCTCCATGATGCGAGTATTGGTGGCGGTCTGCCCCTCAAGCGGCTCGTTGTGCAACGCGTGGAAAAGAGCCCAGGCCAAGTCGGCGTGGCCAGTGGCCTCGTTCCGGCCAGCGGTGTACGTGAACTGGCGACCACCAGGTGTAATGGTTTTGCGAATGGCCATGAGGGACTGCGCGACGTCTGTTGCGCCGGCATCGAACTCCAGCCGGCCCTTGCTGATGACGTCCCACGCCTTCATGACCAAGCGGGTTTTAACCTCGGGGCTGTAGGTGAAGGTGCGAAGTGCGGGGAAGAACTGGCGCACCAGTTGGGCCACAGCACTGCCCATACCCGTGGTGTCGATGCCGATATAGGTGACGTTGTAGCGCCGGGTGATCTGGCGGATGGTCTCAGCCTGGGAGTTGAAGTCCATCCCGCGGAACTGATGCTTTTCCAGCAGGAAAAACTTACCGCCCGGTACCAGGGGCGGAGCGAGCACCACCAGGCCGGCCGAGTCACCGGTTTCTGCCGGGTCATACCCAACCCAGACCGGGCGCTCACCGTATGGCCTGGCAGAAAATGGGCTGTAACCCGGCCAATCCCAGCTTTCCACCATGCAAGGCTGCAGCATGCTGAGTGGGAAAATACTCGCACCGTCGTCCACAAACTGACACATGAGCAGGTTTTGAAAGGCTGCCGCGTCGTACTCCAGCCGCAGCTCGTCCAGGTCGAACAGATCACAGCCCCGGGCTTCGGCGTCCATGATCGTGACGATTTGCCGCCAGATCTTGTCCTCACACAGTCGGCCTTGCTGCAACGCCTCATGGGTAACGTCCAACTGGATATGCTGCGCGGTGGGCTTGCCCTTGTTGATTCGCTCCCCGGTCCACCAGGTGTAGGCCGGGTGGGCCATGCTGCTCGGAGTCGAGAAGTAGGTTTTCCGCCACTTCTTGTGCAAAGCCATGCCCGAGGCAACCTTGTTGATCTCGGCGAAGCCATGGACCCAGAAAAATTCGTCAAAGTAGAAGTTGCCGGAGCGGCCCTGGGCAGTACGGAAGTTGGTGCCAAGGAAGTGCAGCTCGGCGTTGTTCCATAGCACGATGGGATCACCGGTCAACTTGATGCCCAGCACCTCATTCAGGAACGCCTGCATGTAAGTCTTGAACTGATGAGCCTGTGCCTTGCTAGCCGACAGGAAGATCTGGTTCCGGCCGGTGGTAATGGCGTCGATCAGTGCTTCCCGGGCAAAGTAGAAGGTGGCCCCGATCTGGCGGCTCTTCAGGATCATCCTGGTACGCTGGTTACCGGCGCGGTACCAGTCGAGCTGGTAATCGAAGCAGCTGTCGCGGAAGGCATCGACGAGTTTCTCGATCTGCTCTTCGTCCAGCTCGTTGCGCTTAGGCTGCTTCTTCGGCCCCTCGTTGCGCTTGGCGATGTTGGGGTTTAGGTCGGTTTCAGTGCCACCGCCTTGGTAACGCTGAATACGCGCCTGCCGCTCCAGCTGCCGGTGCAGGAGGTCGATTTCCTTGAAGTCGCCACTGGTCTTCTCGTCCTTGAGGATCAGTTGAACCAAACGCGCCTCAAGGGCGCCCCCGATTCGCTCGACATTGTCCGCCCGGTCCCACTCATCGCGTGCTTTCCAGCTGTGGACGGTTTTCTCTTTCTCGCCCAGGTGATCGGCGATATCGGTGACGCGCCAACCCGTCCAATACATGAACTTGGCTTGGCGGCGGGGATCAGTCGTAGGTTGGGCGGTAGTGTTCATGGCGCCGATGCTGCCGCTCACGCGCGCGTTCACCCACTGGTGCCCCCTGTAGCCCGCAGGCCTACAAGTGCAGCGCGTTGCCGTATAGCAGCCCGCTGCGGACCATGCCCCTCATCGCAAGGCACAACGCCACCGCACTGAGGACAGCCCGCATGGCAGCAAGCAAGAAATTCCGCAGCAAGTTCTTCCGCGTCGCCGTTGAAGGCGCAACCACTGATGGCCGCACCATCGAGCGCCAGTGGTTGGTGGATGCTGCCGAAACCTACAACCCGAACACCTACGGCGCTCGCGTCTGGCTGGAACACTTCCGCAGCGTTCTGCCGGACGGTCCGTTCAAGGCCTATGGCGATGTCGTTGCACTGAAAACCGAAGAAGTTGAGGTCGCCGGCAAGAAAAAGCTGGCCCTGTTCGCCCAGATCGAGCCTACCGCTGACCTGATCGCCCTGAACAAAGCCCGCCAGAAGATCTTCACTAGCATCGAGATCCGCCCAAAGTTCGCCGATACCGGCCGCGCCTACCTGGACGGCATTGCCGTGACCGACACCCCGGCCAGCCTGGGCACCGAGATGCTTACCTTCAGCGCCCAGCACCCCGACGCCAACCCACTCAAGTCGCGAAAGAATGACCCGGATAACTTGTTCTCCGAGGCCATCGAAATCGCGCTCGAATTCGAGGAAGTCACCGACAACGAGAGCAAGGTCGCCGGCCTGTTCTCGCGGGTGATGGAAGCCCTCGGCAAGAGCAAGGACAAAGCCGTCAAGGATGACGCCCAGTTCTCCGAGCTGACCGACGCCATTGAGGCTCTGGCCACGCACGCCAAGGAACAGGGCGAAGCGTTCACTGAAGAAGTGGCCGCCCGTACTGACCTGGTCGAGAAGGTCACCAAGCTGACTACCGACTTCAACGACCTGGTCAAGCGCCTCGGCGAGACCGAAGACCAAAGCCAAAAGCATCGTCCACCGGCCACCGGCGGCGACGGCAAAGTGCTGACCCAGTTCTGATACCACCCAGCTTGAACACCCGGAGAACACCCAATGCGTAACGCAACCCGCATCGCCTTTACTGCCCTGGCCGCGCAAATTGCGCTGGTAAACGGGGTGGCCAGTGCCACCGAGAAATTCAACGTCGCGCCGACCGTGCAGCAGACCTTGGAAAAGGCCACTCAGGAGTCCTCGGCATTCCTGAAGGCGATCAACATTATCGGTGTCGATGAGCAGCAAGGCGAAGCCCTGCTCGCAGGTGTCAATGGCCCTGTGGCGGGCCGCACCAACACCAGCGCCGGTAACCGCCGCAATCCGGCCAACGTCGCCGAAATGTCCAAGGACAGCTACAGCTGCGTGCAAACCAACTTCGACACGTCGTTCCCCTACGCTCTGCTCGATGCCTGGGCAAAGTTCCCAGAGTTCCAGGTACTGCTCACCAATGCCATCGTCGAGCGTCAGGCGCTCGATCGCATCATGATTGGCTTCAACGGCAAATTGGTAGCAGTTACCACTGACCGCACCGCCAACCCACTGCTGCAGGACGTCAACAAGGGCTGGCTGCAGAAAATCCGCGAAGGTGCGGCCGACCGCGTCCTGGACGAGGGCGCCGTCGAAGGCAAGATCCGGGTCGGCGCTACCAAGATCGTCAAGGTAGCCGGCGTCGACACTGAGATCAGCGGTGATTACCAGACTCTGGACGGTGTGGTATTCGACGCGATCCAGATGCTGAACCCATGGCACCGCTCCCGCCCGGACCTGGTCGTGCTGGTTAGCCGTGACCTGATGCACGACAAGCTGCTCAAGGCTGTCGAGAAGGGCGCGGCCTCCAACCAGGAAGAAAACGCGGCGCAGGAGATTGTCAGCCGTGCCCGCCTGGGCGGTCTGCCCGTTGTCGATGCACCCTTCCTCCCGGCCGGCACCGTTCTGGTCACCTTCCTGAAGAACCTGTCGATTTACTGGCAGGAAGGCGCACGTCGCCGCCACGTCAAGGATGAACCCGAGTTCGACCGCATTGCCGACTACCAGTCCAGCAACGACGCCTACGTCATCGAAGACTTCGGCGCTGTGGCCCTGGTGGAAAACATCGAGGCCCTCACCTACCCGGCCCCGTCTGAGACGTAACCCATGGCCCTGACCCTTTCGCAACAAACTCAGCTGCGTAAACGGGCCGCCAAAGAGGCGGCCAGCACTGCGCCGGCCGCCCTGATGGATGGGCTCAACCAGTACGAGCTAATGCTCGCCAAGATGCAGCAGGATCAGCTGCGGCTGAAGCAAATCCAATCGATTCAGAGCAAATGCCTGCTCAAAGCAGAGCTGATCGGCGAGTACAAGCCCTATATCGATGGCGTGTTGGCTGCGGGCCGCGGCGCTCAAGATGATGTGGTTACCACCATCATGCTGTGGCGCTTCGATGCCGGTGAGTGGGATGCAGGCCTCGATGTTGCGGCATACGTACTGGAGCATGGTCTGAAAATGGCCAACCGCTTTGATCGCACCAGTGGCTGCTTGATTGCCGAGGAAGTCGCCGAGAACGCCCTTAAGGCGCAGAAAGCGGACAAGCCGTTCCCAATCGAGATCCTGCTGCGAACTGCCGAGCTGACCAAGGACCAGGACATGCCAGATGAGGTCAGCGCCAAGCTGAAACTGGCATTGGCCCGAGCGACTCTTCAAGGCCTGGACGCAAACAACCCGGGCGAGCCCGGCCAGCTGCAGCGCGGTATCGACCTGCTCAAAAGTGCGATCGAGCAGGACAACCACTGCGGCGGCAAGAAAGAACTGGAAAGCGCCGAGCGCCTCCTCAAGAAACTCGCTGGCCCTGCCAGCTAACCGAGCGTCCCACGCAACCCGGCGGCTCGGGGCGGATCAGCGGCCATTGGCTCAGCTGTGAAGCTCCGACCACCGCCGACCTATTCAGAGCGCGACCATGAGCGGATTCATTGCCGGCGGCCTGGTACCGAGCGAGTCGGAGCCAGGCATCCACATCAACAGCGACCCCTTCTGGCCGTCCATCGACCTGGACAAGCTGCGGCAAACCCTGCGCATTGATTCCAGTGTCACCACTGCCCGTCTCGAAACAGCCGTAGTCGCAGCGATCATCAGCGTCAATCGCGACCTGGCCAAGTGGCGGCTCGCCAGGCAGGCCGAGGGCTTCACTACCCTGGCCACCGTCCCGGGCGACGAGTTCCTCAGCGACGTTGAGCGCGCACACCTATACGTGCGCGCCGTCGAGTGTGCCGCAGGCGCCGAGGTCTGCGAGCGGTACCGCGGTTACGACACTACCGCCAGCGGCAGTAAGAGCGCCGACGAATCGGCGCCGACCATCGATGACTACCGCCGCGATCAGCGCTGGGCCATCCGTGATTTCCTGGGCAGATCACGCACCACCGTGGAGCTGCTGTGATGGCTGAGCAGAAGCGAACCCAGCAAAACGACACTGTCGAGGCACTGTGCTGGCGGCACTACGGCCGCACCGCTGGGGTAGCCGAAGCCGTCCTCGATGCGAATCCTGGCTTGGCCAGCCATGGCCCGGTGCTGCCCGCCGGCCTTCTGGTCACGCTGCCCGATATCCAGACAAGTGCGCCCGAACGCCCGACGGTGAGCCTATGGGACTGACTGTGCACACCACTACACCAAGGAAGGAAAAAAATGCCTGACCGCCCCGAGAGCTGGGCTTGGCTCGCTGCCTGGCTCGAACACAACTGGCCCGCCGTGTACGCCGGCGGCCTTGCCATCGTCATCGCAGCCCTTCGGGTGATCTATGGCGGTGGCGGAATCCGCCGAGTGGCGGTTGAGGCCCCGCTGTGCGGTGCCCTGGCGCTTTCGGCTAGCCATGGACTGTCCTTGATCGGCATTCCGATCAGCGCAGCCCCGTTCTTCGGCGGCGTCATCGGTTTGCTGGGCGTCGAGTTCACCCGCGCCACCGCGAAGAAGTTCTTCACACGCAAAGAGGAAACCACCACATGATCACACTTCGTCACGGCGATCGCTCTCAAGCAGTTCGCGACCTACAGCGCAAGCTGAATGCCAAGGGCGCCAAGCTTGGGACCGATGGCGACTACGGTGACGCCACCGAAGACGCTGTACGCGCCTACCAGCTCAAGGCCGGCCTGGTATCGGATGGGGCGGCCGGGCCAAAAACTCAGGCCAGCCTCATGGGACTGGACGTCCGGAAGCTGCTGAAACACTCGGACCTGGTCAAAGCCTCCCAGCGGCTTGGCATCCCAGTAGCCGCGGTCTATGCCTTGAACGAGGTTGAATCCCAAGGTTGTGGATTCTTCGACAACGGCAAACCAGTCATCCTGTTTGAGCGCCATGTCATGTACGAACGCCTGCAGGTGGCACGGGATCCGGCAGATGACCAGGAGCAATTGAACCGGCGCGCCGCCGACCTGGCCAAGCAGGTGCCTAACCTGGTCAACCCCAAGGCTGGCGGTTACATCGGTGGCACTGCTGAGCATCAGCGACTCGCCCAAGCGAGCCAGTTCGACGAACAAGCCGCGCTAGAGTCGGCCAGCTGGGGCGGCTTCCAGGTAATGGGCTACCACTGGAAAAGGCTCGGCTACTCCAGCGTCCAAGACTTTGTGACGTCCATGAAACGCAGTGAAGCGGACCAGCTGGACGCATTCGTGCGATTCATCGAGACCGACCAGGTACTGCACAAAGCACTTAAAGCGTTGAAGTGGGCGACGGTGGCCAAGCTCTACAACGGCCCCAACTACCAGCGAAACCTGTACGACGTGAAGCTTCAGCGCTCCTTCGAGCGCCACCAGGACCGTGCACTCGTTCAGGGGGCAGCATGAACACTGACCTGCTCAACAGCCTCTCTGTACACCGTATCTGCCCGAACGATGTCTTGGTTCTTCCGGAAGATTTTGATCCCGACCAGTTCGAAGAGCTGCGCAAGGCCCTGCTCCAGCTCAAAGCCTCGCCTTGCTTGGTAGTCATCGGCGATGTGCAGAAGCTCACCGAATCCGACATGAATGCATTGGGCTGGTACCGAAAATGATTGACCTGCGCTCTGCACCGCTCCTGCTCGCTGGCGCCATTGCGATACCGCTCGTGGTCACCTTGGCGGTCTGGGGCGTAGGCCAGTTCCTCGACGCTAATGAAGCGAAAACCAAGCGCCTCGAGGAGCAGCTCGTAACTGCGCAGACCACGGCAGAGCGAAATCTCGCCAACACCAACGAACTGATCACCACTCTGACAGCCGTTCGTGACGGCCAACAAAAGCTGCTGACGCTCCAGGGCGAGCTGCGCACAGGCCTGGCGAAGCGCGAGCAGCAGATCGAGGACCTCAAGCATGAAATCAAGGAACTGCAGGAATGGGCTGACAGCCCTTTGCCTGATGCTGCTCGCCGGTTGCGGCAGCGTCCCGCCATCACCGGCGCCGACGCTTATCGTCAATGGTTGTCCAGTGGTGGTGCCGTGCACCCTGCAAGCGACATCCCCGAGGCGAAACGGCCAGTTACTGACTGACCAAGAGCGTACCGAACTGGCCTGGGCCGAATGTGCCGCCCAGGTCGATCTCGTTTACCAGCACCAGGTGACCCATGGACAAGCCCAATAGCCTTCGCGAGCACCTGCTCGCTGCAGTACCAGGACTGAAAAACAACCCCGAGCGCCTGATCATGTTTGTCGATGCCGGCAAGGTGAGGTGCACCGCGGCCGCAAGCTTGTCCTTCGAATATGGCTACACCCTGCAGATCATGTTGACCGACTTCGCCGGCCACCCGGACAGCGTCATGCTGCCGATCCTGGGCTGGGCAAGGGTCAACCAGTCGGAGCTGATGGCGAATCTGGATAAGTCAGCCGAAGGGATCAAGTTCGAGGCCGACATCCTGGATGGCTCCAAGGTCGACATGAGCATCACCTTGGCGCTGACCGAGCGCGTGGTGGTGAAGCGCCAGGACGATGGGACGTTCCAGGTAACCCATGCGCCCGAGCTGCCGTATGAGCCTTTCGTAGAGCACGGCCCAATGAGCCTGTATGCGGGTGGCGAACTGGTGGCCGAGTGGCAGCCACCCGCCCCAGCGGAGGCCATGGCTCTTTCGGCCATGCACCCACGGCGTCCAGCCCATGGCTAGCCTCAACGACCTGGAGGACTTCGCCGGCCCACTGCTGCAGCGGCTTGAACCAGCAGGCCGCATCAAACTGGCCCGCACCCTTGCGCAACAGCTGCGCCGACAGCAACAGACGCGGATCGCAAGCCAGCGGAATCCCGACGGCACCCCGTTTGCCCCGCGACGGCCCCACAAGCTGCGAGAGAAGGTCGGCCGCGTGAAGGCCAAGGCCAAGATGTTCCAGAAGCTACGCCGGGCGAGTTACCTGAAGGCCAGCGGCGATGCAAAAGGCATCGGTGTCGGTTTCTCCGGACGGATTGGCCGCATAGCCCGCGTGCACCAATACGGCTTGCGCGACCGAATCGCCCCTCGCGGGCCAACGGCCCAGTACGAAGAACGTCAATTGCTGGGCGTCAGCAGCGCTGATCTGGAAAGCCTCAAGGACGCCATTCTGTCCCACCTCAGCCTGTAGGCCCCCGTGTTACAAGCGCAGCGTGCTGCGCTTGCGCGTGCGCGGCGCGACCATCGCGCCATGAACTCAATCGCCGAACTCAGCCGCCTACTCGAAAACCTGGTTCGCCTTGGCACGATTGCCGAGGTGCAGCACGCGCCGCCGCGCGTGAAGGTTCGGACTGGCGGCATTCTGACTACCTGGTTGCCCTGGCTCGCCCTGCGAGCTGGTGCCGACAGGGATTGGGATCCACCCACGGTAGACGAGCAGGTGATCCTGCTGTCCCCCAGTGGACAACTGGCCAACGGCATCGCCATCACCGGCTTGTTCAGTGACCAGATCCCGGCCAACGGCGATCGCGCAGGCCTCAAGCGCAGAACCTACGCCGATGGCGCTGTGGTCGAGTACGACAGCGTCGCCCATCACCTACGCGCGATTCTGCCGGCCGGCGGGACGTCCGAAGTTATCAGCGACGGTGGGATCCGCATCGTCGGCGACATCGTGCATGAAGGGAACTACACCCAGACCGGCAACCAGAAAGTCACCGGCAAGGTCGAGGTGTCGATTGACGTCATCGCCGCCGGCATCAGCCTGGTCGAGCACGTGCACGCAGGTGTAATGCCTGGACCAGGTCAGACCGGGAGTCCAGTGAAATGAACAGGCACACCGGCGAGCCCATTTCCGAAGAGGCCCACATCGCTCAGTCCATAGTGGACATCCTGACGACTCGCATCGGCACGCGGGTAATGCGTCGGGACTACGGCAGCCTTGTGCCCGAGCTGATCGACCAGCCCCTCAATGCGGCCAACCGGCTGCGGCTATACGCCGCTTCGGCCGTGGCGATCATGCAGTGGGAGCCCCGAATCACCTTGGCCGTAGTGCGCCTGGACGTCGATTCCCTGTCGGGTAGCGCCACGCTGGAGATCGAGGCGAAGCAAAACGACACCAACGCGCCCTTCAACATCCGAACCCCAATCCAGCTGGGAGCTGCCCAATGACTGCCTCCCGCATGATCGACCTGAGCCTACTGCCCCCGCCAGATGTCGTGGAGATGCTCGACTTCGAAGCACTCCTGGTCACACGTAAGGCCCAGTACCTCAGCAGTTACCCCGCAGTCGAGCAACCAGCGATAGCAGCGCGGCTCGCCTTGAAATCGGATCCGGTCACCAAGCTGCTCGAGGAGAACACTTACCGGGAGCTGGTGCTGCGGCAGCGCGTGAATGATGCAGCCAAGGCCAGTCTTCTGGCGTATGCCGAGGGCGATGATCTGGAGAACCGCGCTGCGGACTACGGTGTGCAGAGGCTGACCCTGCGCCCGGCCGATCCGGACGCAGTGCCCCCAATGCCTGCGGTAATGGAAAGCGACGAAGCCCTGCGTTACCGCACCCGGTTGTCGCTGGAAGCCCTTTCCAGCGCCGGAAGTCGGGGTGCGTATGAGTTTCATGGGTTGAGCGCCTCTGCCAGCATCGCAAGCGTGTCAGTCGACTCGCCCACGTTCAGTGCGCTGCCCCTGTCCGCTGCATTGAAATCCCAACTCCCGGCCGGGGCGATCGTCCTGGTATGCGATTATGCTGCCGGTCTGACTGACCCCTTGCCAGGGGACGTCTCCCTGGCCGTGCTTCCTCGGATTGATAGCCAAGAGGCACCTGCCGACCTGGTCACAAAGGTTCAGGCTAACCTCTCCGACGAAAGCGTGCGCCCCGTGACCGATCGGGCCCGCGTGCAACTGGGTCAGCCGATCGCCTTCGAAGTACAGGCCACCCTGGAGCTTGAGTCGGGTCCGGAGCCGTCTGTGGTCAAAGCGGCCTCCCGGGCAAGCTTGGATAAGGCGATCGCCGAGGCCAGAGATCTGGAAGGCCAGCTATCGATTTCAGCGGTCTATGCCGCCTTGCATGTCCAAGGCGTGCGCAGGGTTGATCTGAAGAAGCCCTCCACTGACATCGTCGGCGACAAACGCCATTACCCCGACTGCATTGCGATCTCGCTGAGTACGAAGGTGATCGCATGAGTCTGCTGCCATCTAACTCAACATACCTGGAGCGCGTGCTTGAGGCTGCGCGGGACCAGGGCATAGACCCAGAAGTGATCCGTGGCGTGGCTGACTCGGCCCGCTGCCCGCCGCACTTTCTTCCTTGGCTGGGCTGGTCCCTTAAAGTTGAAGGCTGGGAAGCCGCGAACACCGAAGAGCAGCAACGGGGGCTCACGCGGGAGGCAATCCCCATTCACAAAACCAAGGGTACCGTCGGTGCCATTCGGCGAGTGCTCAGGGCTGTTCGGGTCAATGCGGATTACAAGGACTGGCGCGAGGTACCCAACGCGGTTCCGTATACATTCCAGATCACCGCCTGGGCCAACGAGAACCGAGAGGGTGAAGGCTCGATCATTTCGCCGCAACTGGAGCAGCGCCTGCGCGCCCTGATCGATGCGACGAAGAACGAGCGCAGCCACTACACCTTCCGGCTCGGTGCGCGCTTCGACGGCGGCCTGGTAGCGGCCAATGCGTCACGCTTGCAGGGTTGGGTGCGTCGGTCGGCAGACGTACAGCCGATCCCGCTGCCGCTCTTTGAGCAGCCGATGGGGCTGGTAAGTGTTTCCCGGCATCAGCAGTTGCAGCGGCACTCTGCCGAAGCCCAGCCGGTGCCGTTACCACCTTCTGAGCAGGCCATATCGCTGGCCAATGCCACCCACGCGCGCTGTGTCTCCCGATGGTCCGTCGAGGCGCAGGGCGTTCCGATCCACCAAGAAACGGCGCTGATGGCCGCCAATGCGGTCACCACCCGTACTGTCGTGCGCATCACGATGGAGGCTGTTCTATGAGTACCGCTTTACAACCCCTGATCACCAAGGCCGGCCTGGCGGCGATCTGGAATGCCACGAGCACCGGGGTACAGGCTGAAATCGCCTACATCGGCCTCGGTTCGCAGGGATACACACCGACTGTCGATCAGAAGGCGTTGCGTGCCCAGGTAGTCAAATACCCGGTTTCCGGCGGCGAGAAGCTGAGCGGTTCGTTGATTCACCTGACGGCTCTGGCTGATGACGACAAAGCCTTTTGGGTCCGCGAGGTAGGCATCTACTTTGCCGACGGCACCTTGTTTGCGGTGTGGTCGAGTCCCGACACGCCACTGACCCACAAGGCCGCCGGTACCGAGCTGCTGATGGCTTACGACCTGTCGCTTGAGGCGCTGCCGGCAGACAGCGTGACCATCGTCAGCACAGCTACCGGGCTCAATCTCACCCTGGCTGGGCCACTCGCTGCACAGTCAACGGCGCTTGTCGCCGAAATGATGCGAGGCGTCCAGCAGCAAGACCAGCTCGATGCGCAAAGCAAACAGCTACGAGTGGCCGGCGAGGTGCTGAGCAATCTCACCGAGCGCATGAAAGCCGTCGAAACACGTCAGGAGCAGGATCGTGAGGGCTTGCTGACTGCGGTCATCGCTAACGCCACCGCGTTGATCAACCTGCAAAACCTGTTCTCTCAGAAAACCCTAGGAGCATAACCTTCCATGAGTCTTGAATCGCAAGTCGCAGACTTGGTCGCCGCCAGCAACGCGTTGATTGCCACGTTCAATGGCAAGAAAAACGAGATCAACGCAGCGGTAGCAGCAGCCATCGCGGCAGTTCCCTTGAACGAGAAGTCGTTCTACATCAACTCGATCACCGGTGATGACAAAAACCCCGGCACTGCCGAGGCGCCACTGAAATCGCTTAAGCAGGCACTGTACAACACGCCTGCTGGCGGATTCGTCATTTGCTACCTGCAGGCTGACTACGTACTGGACACCCAGGTGGCTGTGAATAGCCGCTCGGTGAGCGTGTGTTCCGATGTTGCCGGCGTTAAGCGCAAGCTGCGTTGTAACTACTACACCACGTCCGATGGTTCCACCTGGCAAGGCGGCTTTGTCGCGTACAACAGCGGCATGGTCATGCTCACCGATATTCAGCTGAACCTGCCAAGTCCTGCAGGTCTGTCGCCTGCTCCCAGCAGCTCGAAAAACTACGTGTTCATGTCCAACGCAAGCGGCGGCACGCCGATCCTGCCGGTCAAGCTGTCTGGTTGCGAAGTTCTTGCGCCGTCGGACTGGGTCGGAAGCTTGGTGGCAGCCCCGGCGAGCGCGGTCGTATTCGAGGCGAGCAACACCACTTTCCCTGCCAACTTCGGCGGGCGCTACATCAGCGGAATTGCTGCAGGGGCTAACCCAGCCTCGCTCACCAACGTTCTGACCAACCTCGGCAGCCTCTAAGGAATCATCATGCAAAAGACCAACCTGTCTATCGAGTTCGACGGTAGGACCTACAGCGGCTACGACTTCGCTGATCTGCCACTCGCAGCTGCCACACAGGTGGCCTGCCGTCAGATCGATCAAGCCGCAGACGCTGCCCGCCGTGCGGTACTGGGCGACACCCTGCGCGCTTTGGAGTACCAGGTCACTGCCAATGAGGCCTCCGCATTCGCCGCTGCCGACTACTCCGGGGAGGTTCCGCCGACGGTGCAGGCCTGGATGGATGCTGCCGGCCTGGAAGCGCAAGCCGCTACTGATAGCATTCTGGCGGAGGCCGCCGCCTGGAAGCAGGCGCTGTATCAACTGCGTGCGCTGCGCCTGAAAGGCAAGCAGGACGTGTTGAAAGTGGCGAGCCATGACGCTGTGGAGGCGGTCGCTGACGTGGCGATCGCAGCAATCCACGCCAGTGTCCAGGGCGTAGGCAACGCCGCTTGAATCTGTAGGGACGTAGCCTACAGCCCTTCCCAATCGCCTCCGGGCGTCGCGCGCGGCAGCCTGTGCAGTGTCATCCCACCACTGCACAGGCACCTACCATGGCCGGCGAATACCACCACGGCGTGCGTGTCCTCGAAATCAACGAGGGCACCAGGCCGATCCGCACCGTTTCCACCGCCGTTGTCGGCGTCGTCTGCACCGCAGAAGATGCCGATCCGGCGATGTTCCCCCTCAATACCCCCGTGCTGCTGACCAACGTCCAGAGCGCTATTGCGAAAGCCGGCACCAAGGGCACGCTGGCGGCGACCCTGCAAGCTATCGCGGACCAGACCAAGCCCCTAACCATCGTCGTCCGCGTTGCGACCGGCACAACCGCTGCCGAGACCACCAGCAACATCATTGGCGGCACCAATGCCTCGGGCAAGTACACCGGCATGAAGGCACTGCTGGCCGCCCAGTCTCAACTGAAGGTCAAACCACGGATTCTGGGCGTACCTGGTCTGGATACCCTGCCGGTGGCCACCGCCCTGGTCTCGATCGCTCAACAGCTGCGTGGCTTTGCGTACCTGAGCGCCAATGGCTGCAAGACCAAAGAAGAAGCCACAGCCTATCGCGAGAACTTCGGCGCCCGCGAAGCCATGGTGATCTGGCCAGACTTCCTGCAGTGGAGCACCACCACCAACACCACCGTCACCGCACCGGCCGTGGCACGCGCCCTGGGCCTACGGGCGAAGCTGGATCAAGAGGTCGGCTGGCACAAGACCCTCTCCAACATCCCGGTCGATGGTGTGACCGGCATCAGCGCTGACGTTTTCTGGGACCTGCAGAACCCTGCCACCGATGCGAACTACCTCAACGGCAACGAGGTGACCACCCTCATCAACGAGAGCGGTTTCCGCTTCTGGGGTAGCCGCACCTGCACCGATGACCCGCTGTTCGCCTTCGAAAACTACACCCGCACAGCACAGGTCTTGGCCGACACCATGGCTGACGCCCATATGTGGGCGATCGACAAGCCCATGCATCCATCACTAGTGCGCGACATGTTGGAAGGCATCAACGCCAAGCTCCGCGAACTGGTTGCCGGTGGCTACCTCATCGGTGGCAGCGCCTGGTACGACGAGGAAGCCAATACCGCCGCCACCCTCAAGGCCGGCAAGCTCTACATCGACTACGACTACACCCCAGTGCCGCCGCTCGAGGACCTCTCGCTGCGCCAGCGCATCACCGATCGCTACCTGGCTGACTTCGCCAGCCGCATCAACAGCTGACGGAGACAATACCCATGGCAATGCCACGCAAGCTCAAGAACCTCAACCTTTTCAACGATGGCAACAGCTATCTCGGCGTCTGCAAGAGCGTCACCCTGCCCCCGCTCAGCCGCAAGATGGAAGGGTACCGGGGCGGCGGTATGAATGGCCCGGTCAAAGCCGATCTTGGCTGGAGCGATGACGGTATCCAGCTGGAGTGGAAGCTCGGTGGCTTCGACGACCAGGTCATTCGCCAGTTTGGCGCCACCAAGGCGAATGCCTTGCTGCTGCGCTACACCGGCACGTACCAGCAGGACGATACCGGTGAGCACATTGCCGTGGAGATCGTTGTCCGCGGTCGACACGAAACCATCGAGGCAGGTGAAGCACAGGCCGGTGAGGACACCGAGAAGAGCATCACCACCACCTGCAGCTACTACAAGCTGACGGTCGACAGCGAAGTGCTGATCGAGATCGACCTTCTCAACTTCATCGAAATCATCGACGGCGTCGACATGCTCGCCGAACAACGCAAAAACCTGGGCATTTAATCCCACCCCCTGACTGAACACCGGAGCCACCATGAGCACTATCGAAACCAGTACCAAAGCCACCACCGCTGCGGCTGCTGCCGAACCCCAAAAGCTGAACGACAACCAGGTCGAGCTGGATACCCCGGTCATGCGCGGCAAGACCGAAATTGCCGTCATCACCCTGCGCAAGCCCGCCGCAGGCGAATTGCGCGGTATCCACCTGTCCGAGCTGCTGCAGATGGACGTGGCCAGCCTGATCAAGCTGATTCCGCGCATCAGTGAGCTCAACGAGTACGAGGCCAGCCGCCTGGACCCGGCCGACCTGGTCGCCGTGGGCGTGAAAGTGTCCGGTTTTTTGCTGCAGAAGCGGATGAAGACGGACGCGTCCCTCGTTGCGTAGAAGACGCCATGGCCGATGTGGCCGTGGTTTTCCACTGGACGCCGGGCGACATGGACGCGCTCGGCGTGAAGGAACTGATGGATTGGCGCGAGCGGGCGCGGTTAAGGAGTAGCAATAATGGCCAATGACCTGCGCCTAGAAGTGGTGCTGAGCGCGATCAACAAGGCCACCGCGCCGCTCCGCCAGATCACCCAGGGCAGCCAAGAGACCGCGCAAGCGCTCAAGGCTGCCCGTGACACCCTCAAAGGCCTGAACGCCCAGCAGGAGGATGTGCGTGCTTGGCGTACACAGCGTGCCGAAGCTCAAAAAACAGCTGAGGCCTTGAAGGGTACCCAAGCCAAGATCAAGGCACTCGCCGGCGAGATCCGTACTCACGAGCAGTCGATACAACCTTTACAGGCCAGTTACGACCAGCTCCAGGGCGAGACTACAGCCCTGAGCGATCGCCACAAATCCCTTACCGCACAACTGAAGCAAACCCGCGAACAGGCCCGTGCCGCCAACCAGGTATGGCAGGAAAACCGCAAGCGCATCAGGGACCTGGGCGAGCAAATCGGTAGGACCAACCACCCCACCGAGCAGCTGCGCAATGAATACGCAGCCCTAGTTACCCAGCAGCAGGCCCAATTGGCGCTAGTACGCCGCCTTAGCGGTAGCCAGAAGGAATTGCAGCAACAGCACCGGGCCAGCGCGACCGAAGCCCGTGAGCATCGCGGCCGCCTTGCAGAGCTTTCCACCCAGCTCTACGAAGCGCGGGCGCCTATGCAAGGGCTCAACAAGGACTTCCAGTCGGCCCTGGGTGCAGCAAAAGCCCTGAAGTCCGAACACTCCGCGCAACAACAAGCCCTCCAGGGCTTACGCGCCAAGCTCGATGCTGCCGGTATCAGCACCAAACGCTTGCAGCTTCATGAAGAAGGGCTTGCCAAAGACGAGAGCAATCTTCGTGCGCAGATCAACGCGACCAACGAATCCATCGAAGCACGAAAGAGGCGAATGGAAGAGCTGGAAGCGCAGCAGAAAAAACTCGCCAATGCTCGCAAAGCCCTTGAACGGACCCAAGGCCTGGCGGCCAAAATGGCTGGTACTGGCGCGGCAGGCCTGGCCACAGGTTACGCAGCAGCACAACCGGTAAGGGCAGTTATTCAAGCCTTCGCACCCAATGAGGACTCCGCCACACAGCTGAAAGTCTCGATGATGGGCAGCAACGGCCAGGTGGCCGAAGAGTTCCAAAAGATCACGGACCTGGCCACGCGCCTGGGCGATCGCCTGCCTGGTACCACCGCTGACTTCCAGAACATGATGACCACGCTGCGCAAACAAGGCATCAGCGCCCAATCTATCCTGGGAGGTACTGCCGAAGCTGCCGCCTACCTCGGAGTGCTGCTGAAGATGCCAGTTGAGGCATCTGCCGAGTTTGCAGCCAAAATGCAGGACGCTACGCGTACCAGCGAGAAGGACATGATGAGCCTGATGGACACCATCCAACGGGTCTCCTATCTCGGCATGGACGATGACAACATGCTTCAGGGCTTCAGCAAAGTCAGCCCGGCGATGACCATTCTGCGTAAAGAGGGCCTGGATGCCGTCAACACGTTCGCTCCGCTCTTGGTAATGATGGACCAGACCAGCATGGCTGGTGAGTCTGCAGGCAACGCGCTTCGCAAAGTATTCCAGTCCAGCCTGAACACCAAGAAGCTCGGAAAAGCCAACGCCTTACTCAAGGACCTCGGCCTGAATCTGGACTTCAGCGATGGCAAGGGCGAATTCGGCGGTATAGAGCAGCTCTACGCGCAGCTTGAGAAGTTGAAATCACTCAACAGCACCCAGCGCGGGAGCGTGCTGCAGGAGCTTTTCGGCGACGATGCCGAAACCCTGCAGGTGGTCAACACCATGATGGACAAGGGGCTGGCCGGATACCGGGAGGTACAGCAAAAGCTCCAGGACCAGGCCGACCTGCGACAGCGTGTCAACGTACAACTGGACACCTTGGCCAATGTCATCGAGGCGGCCGAAGGTAGCTTTACTAATGCCCTCAATGAGTTCGGTGATGCTGTCGCACCAGAGCTTAAAGGCCTGCTCCGCTATCTCGGTGAAGTAGCGAACGGCATTGGAGCTTGGGCCCGAGAAAATCCCAAGCTTGCCGGTGGTCTGGTCAAGGTTGTTGGGGCTGTGGCCGTGCTCGCAGCGGGCTTTGGAGCCCTGGCGATCACCATGGCTAGCCTTATCGGGCCCTTCGCCATGGTGCGCTACGGCATGACGTTGTTTGGAGTGAAAAGCGCTGGCATGTTGCCTATGGCTGGGAAGCTATCGGCAGCGATTCGCTCTGTCAGCATCGCCCTGTGGGGCCTGGCCATGAACCCAGCTGCGCTAGCCATTGCTGCTGTTGTCGCCGTACTCGCAGGCGGCGCGTACCTCATTTACCGAAACTGGGACCAGGTCAAGGAATACTTCGCCAGCTCCTGGGCCGAAATCCGCGCCGGCTTCAGTGCTGGCATCGGCGGGATTCTCACCGTGTTGGCCAACTTCAGCCCGATCGGGCTGATCTACCAGGCCTTTGCGGCAGTGTTGAACTACCTGGGCATCGAGCTGCCGACCCGCTTCACCGAGTTCGGCAACATGATCGTCAACGGTCTGGTCAATGGCTTGCTGGCTGGCCTGGGCCAGATCAAGAGCGCGATCGGCACCTTGGGCGAGTCGACGATCGGCTGGTTCAAGGAAAAGCTGGGCATCCACAGCCCGTCGCGTGTCTTCGCTGAATTGGGCGGATTCACGACCGAAGGCTTGGCACTCGGCATCAATGCAGGCGCGAAAACGCCGCTCGATGCTGTCGCACGCATGGGGCAGGACCTGACTAAAGCCGGCCAGTTCAACCTCTGTGCCAGCGCGCCGGAAGTCGCTGCGAGCAAACAGTTGGCCAAGGTCTCACCACCGGAGTACCAGGTATCGGCGCCACAAGCCGAAGCGGCCAGGCCGGTGGCCGAAGTCATCAGCCTGAGCAAGCAGCTGGCCAAGGTCACACCGCCGCAAGTCCAGGTCCTAGCGCCACAGACTGAAGCGGCCCGGCCGGCGGCCGAAGTCATCAGCCTGAACAAGCAGCTGGCCAGGGTCACACCGCCACAAGTCCAGGTTCTGGCGCAACAGGCCGAAGCCAGCAAGCCAGCGGCCGAGGTGGTCAGCCTGAGCAAGCGACTGGCCACTGTGGGGCAACCGAACCTGAAGGTCGTGGCACCCCAGCTCGGCGCCGGGCAATCGCTCGCAGCGGATGCGGCCCCAGGCATCACCATGGACAGGCGGCCCCCTATTAAGGGAACGGCGCCCAACATCATCGACAGCCACGACAAGTACGAAATCAACATCCATCCGACCCCAGGCATGGACCCACAGGCCATCGCCCGGGCTGTCAGTGCTGAGCTGGACCGCCGTGAACGCGATAAGTCCGCCCGCCGGCGCAGCCGCCTATCTGACCAGGAGTAACCCGACATGATGCTCGCCCTGGGCATGTTCGTTTTCAGCCTCCACACCCTGGCGTACCAGGAAATGCAGCGACAAACCGAGTGGCGCCACGCGGCCAACAACCGGGTCGGCGCGCAGCCAGCCCGGCAGTTCCTCGGCCGCGGCGAGGACGCCATCACGCTACCGGGACTGCTGCTGCCCGAATTGGCGGGCACGACCGTCAGTCTTGATGCCCTGCGGCAGATGGCTGATACGGGCAAGGCCTGGCCTCTGGTGGAGGGCACCGGCCGACTGCTCGGGCTCTGGGTGATCGAAAGTCTGGGCGACAACCGGACGATTTTCTTCCGTGACGGAGCTGCTCGACGCATCGACTTCAGCATCAACCTCAAGCGCATCGATGACGGTCGAATCGATCTGCTCGGTTCCAGCGTGAGCGGTGGCCTGAACATCTTGCGGGGGCTGCTGTGATCGACGCGACCCTCTCGAAAGTAACCGGCTACCTACGTGAGGCCGTCGATGGACTGCAGCGCGATGCAGCCTATCCGGTACCGGCGTTTCGACTCACCGTGAACGGGAACGATATCGCCATGTTGATCGCTCCGCGCCTGATGGGCCTGCAACTGACGGACAACCGCGGGCTGGAGGCGGATCAACTGAGCATCACGCTCAGCGACCACGACGGCCTGCTGGCGATCCCACCCCGCGGGGCCGTGGTGCGCCTTTGGCTCGGCTGGAGCGACACGGGCCTTGTGGACAAGGGCAGCTACATTGTCGACGAGACAGAACACGGCGGTGCGCCGGACGTCCTGAGCATTCGCGCCCGCTCGGCAGATCTGCGCAAGGGCCTGAAAACCAAGCGCGAACGCAGCTGGAGCAGCACAACGCTCGGCAAGGTCCTACGCGACGTTGCCCTGGGAAACGGACTTACCGCCAAGATAGCCGGCACACTGGACGGCCAAACGATCCAGCAGCTGGACCAGGCCAATGAGTCCGACGCCAACCTGCTGACCCGTCTCGGCGAGGACTTCGATGCGGTGGCCACCGTGAAGGCTGGTTGCCTGGTTTGCATGCCCGCCGGTGGCGGCAAGACCGTAACCGGCTTGAACCTGCCTCACATCACCCTCACCCGCCGGGACGGTGATCAGCACCGCTTCCTTCAAGCAGATCGCGACAGCTACGACGGTGTGCGCGCCTATTTCTACGACGTCAACAGCACGAAGAAACAGGAAGCGATCGCCGGCGGCGGTGAAAACCTGAAGGATCTGCGCCATACCTACAGCGACCGCCAGTCCGCGTTGCGTGCGGCCAGGGCGGAGCTAAACCGTCTGCAGAGGGGCAGCGCGACACTCAGTTATACCCTGGCCAAGGGTCGGCCAGACCTGATCCCCGAGCTGACCTATACGCTGCAGGGGGTTAAGGCAGAAATCGACGAGATCATCTGGTACGGCGGCAACGTGCAACACAGCCTGACGGACAGCTCCGGCTATACCGTAAGCCTGGAGCTAGAAAGCAAACTACCGCAGGACAGCGTTGATGGGCTCCTTGAGGACGGGGTGAGAGGCAAAATCGAATACACAGGCATTATCGCGTTCTACCGAGACCCTGCCACCGGGCAAGAAAAGTCGGTTACGGCCGGCGACCAGACCAGGCCAAGACGTCTCCGGCATGTGTACGTGAGCGAGAAGAACGCTCGCCGGGCTGTGAATCGGGAGTGGAAGCGGCTGCAGGAACCGCCAGACGGTCGTTGATCAGACCTGATTAATGACGTGTTGCATCACACAATGCCCATGAGATTCGCGGCTCTCGCTGCCGGATAGCAAAGGCCCCGCACTGCGGGGCCATCTTGTATCAGAGCGCTGCGACTATTCTTCTATGACTAATCCTTGGCCATTGTAGTCTTGATTTGCTGTGGCAAGTTTGAGCATTGTTTGGCCGTACTTCACCTTGATGCCCTCTTTAATTTCAGCAGGGACATTCTTGTCCTTGAGGATTTTCTTCTGATGCTTCAAGTCCCTATTTAGTCTCGCCTTATACCGGGTCAACTCCTCTGGTTCATCCATCGAAGCTACTAGCCTAGCTGCAAAGTACCCAATAACGGGAACGATTAAACTGGCAAGCCCAGCCCAGTACTGTGCATATTTAGGATCAATCCATTGAATGCAGCTCGCGGTAGCAGCCGCGCCGAGGCCCGCCGTAATGGTAGCCTGCAAGCTCTGAGGCCCACCCTTTTTAGTGTCAGCCATTAGCGTTACCTCGCAGGCTGTTCAACTGATCGACCACATAGCCAGTGGTTTTGATCCGCTGCACGCTTACTACAACTCCATTCCGTTTTCTCGTAATCACTATCTCAGCATCCGAGACATAGCGATTGAGAAAATATCTTGTCGCAATACGAGACAGCTTAAAAAGCGCAGGCGCCAGTATTATCAGGGATACATAGAAAAGCGCCTCAACAAACGCAACATCTATGTTCATCATCACACCTCAAACAAGTCTCCGACCTTTATCAGCAAAGTGCCTGGTAACTTCCAAAATCGTATAATTGAACGTAGACCTAGTTTGCCTGTATATCGCCTTGGTTTCAATAACAACCTCAAACAAATCCTCCTTAGAGAAACTTTGCTGATTTTGATTGACTTTATCCATAAATGCTTCATCAGCCAGCGTTACAGCATGCTCGGTACCATCAGCCAATTTTACACGCCAGCCGTTGTTCGACTCAAAATTAACCTGGACAAAATAGGCCGTCTTCTTTTCGGAAGTTATTTCTTCCTGCTCCAACGACTTGCGGGGTAGCGGAGAATAATCACTTGCATCTTCTTCCTTGATTACTACAACCGGATCATCTTGCTCATTCAGTACCTTGAACTTCGCACCTTCACGCCCCGAGATAGGTGCTTGCACAACGCTATGAACCGCATCTCGAACTTTTTTGTCGACGGCAAGGCGTGCCACAAACTTGTCGCACTCAACAACCTCGCCATCAACCTCAATTTTTGCTATATCCGAATCACCTTCAATCACAACATTTACGACACGGCGATTCTTGAGCTTCTTCACCACTTCAAGAAGCGATCCACCAGCTATAGCTGCACTCGCCGCCGTGAGACCGAGGTATTTCAAGACCGCTAGGGCTTGTGGAGTGCTAGCGAGCAGAAGGTATTCAATTATCACCGAGCCTTCTTTAGCAGGGGCCGTGACCTTTAGATTCACCTCGGCCCCTTTGTTTATCAGCGCATTAGCCTCTGCAACCATGTCGCACACACCCTGAATAGAGCGACTAAGGGTTTGCGCATCTATTTCGTGATTGTGATAGTCGCCAGACTCGGCATCATAAGATATCGAAAACTTTTCCTTGGCTGCTTCGGCCATAACTCCCTCATCAGATAAGTGCTTGCAGATCATATAAAGCCCCGACATATTTTGTCGGGGCCTTTTTTATTTATCCCTTACGCTGGCGATTGCCTAGCACCTCTAGAACCCGTAATACATCCTGCTGTTGCTGTGGGTTCAATCGGCGCAGAAGATCAATGAATGTGCGCTCCAGTTGAGTAAGGTGTTCCATGTTGCGTACTCCGTTTCCATAATCGGTCGCCTGGTGCCGACGGCACCAAACAAGACGACCGGGAGTTCCGCATTGTCGGCATACCTAAGCGTGCCACTAGCCCCTCATCCACTCCCCATCACCCTCAAAAAACAGCCTACCGCCGCTAGCGCGCGGCATCCGTACACCTGGCGATAACACCAACGAGCTGGTCAGGCCTCACGCCTGGTCGTTAGCCACCGCAAACGCCGAGGCCATACGCACCAGGATCGCCATATCGGAATCCTTGATCTTCTGCGCCAAGTGCATCAGTTCAGCCCCCTCCGGGCTGAGTTGGCCAGCATGTACAGGCAGCCGCACACCGGTAACGACGTACAGAACATCCACCCCTTTCTCTGCGACCGCAGCTAAGTAGGCCGCGTCGGGGCTTCGTTCACCCTTCTCGTAATTGAACTGTGAGGTTTTCGCCACACCAGCAATGGCGGCGAAGTCAGCCTGGTTGTAGCCAAGGCGGACACGCTCCTCTCTCAGCCTTTCGCCGATATTCAACAAAACGGAACTCCAATCCTTGACCATTCAACAAATGTTGAATAATCTGACCCTGCAATCACACGAAATCACACGAAACGAGACTATGCCGAACACCTACCCCACCGAGCAAGCATGCCGGGAAGCGCGCGCTCGCCTCGCGCAACAAGGAATTTCAGCGAAAGAGTGGGCTGAGAAGCATGACCTCAACCCCTCCACCGTGTACGCGGTCCTGAACGGCCAGAAAAAGTGCCTCCGGGGAGAAGCGCACCGTGCCGCAGTACTGCTCGGCATCAAACCCGGTCCTGAAAATTAAGCCCCCTGGCTCAAGGAGGAAACCAGAACATGAAGCGCCCAGTTCTAGAAACCCTTCGCCAGGTGGTGAGCGCAGTGGTATGCGCCTACCCCGGCGGTCGTGAATGCGCAGCTGCCCGTCTCGGTTACGAACTCAAGCAGTTCGACAACCGCGTCTATGAGAACGCCGGTAGCCGCCCACTGACTTACGACCAGATCCACCTGCTGGAAACCGATGCTGGTACCACGCACCTGCCTGAGTTCATCGCCAAGATGTACGGGGGTATGTTCGTGCCGCTCATCAAGCCCGAGGACCTGGACAACATCGAGCTCTACCAGCGCTCGGTGCGTGCTGCCGCCAAGCGTGGGGTGGTCGACCAGATCATCGCCAAGTCCCTGGAAGACGGCGTCATCGAGGAAGACGAAGCCAAATTCATTATGGAAGCGCATCACAAGTACCTGTCCGCTCGCACGGCCGAGGTCACAGCGACCATACAGCTGCACACGAAAGGGGATTCGAATTGAGCACCTACAAGCTCGTTTGCCCCCACTGCTCCAGTCGCATGCGCATCCGCACCAGCGAAGGCAAGCACATCTTCCTGCGGATCGCTTACCTGCAATGCGCGAACGAGGGTTGCGGCTGGTCCGTGCGGGCGCAGTTCGAAATGACCCACGAAATGAGCCCGAGCGGCATGCCGAACCCCACCGTTCGCCTGCCGGTCGCGCCGGTGGCCATGCGCCGCCAAGCGATGCAAACCGCTGCTGCTGACGATCAACCCGACCTGCTGGACCAGTTGGACATGGAGGAAGCCACCGCATGAACGCCATCGCCCTGACCACCAACCACGAAACCGATTACCGCGCTGCGATGCAGCAAGCTGCAGTGGCCTTCCTGTTCCGCCAGGAAGGCCTTCACCTTGCCGGCGACCACCAGGTGCTGGAGAACTGCCGCCGCTTCCTGGCGCATTCGCTGGAAGTGCCTGCACACCTGGTACAGCGCATCGCTGAACTGGCCGTCGCTGAGTTCGAGAGCAAGACAACGGGGCGCTTGAAGCTCCTGGGCGTATGCCCGACCAGCGGGATTTTCAGGGCACAGCTGATCCTGCTGGATACCACGACCCAGCAGCGGCACCTGGTGCCGGCGCGCTATCTGCCACGGCGTATGCGGCAGACCTGCAACACCTCGAAGTAACCCGAACAACCCCCTTCCCGATGCCCCGTTCTGCGTGGGTAAGGGGAAACTGCATTCCATTGGTGGCATATGAGCAAGATCAACCTCCAAATTGAGCTGGACGAGCAGCAGGCCAAGCACTACCTGCAATGGCTCACCAGTCAGTTCAACCTGACCATGGCCGACGTCTGGTATTCCGACCGCTACCGCAGCGTACCGGTCGGTAAGCGTGGCCCGAAGGTTCTGGCGGACGTGCCCCACCTCTCCGGCATCTGCCGCACCCGCAAAGCGCTTGAGCAACAGCTCGCAGCCACTAGCCCGGAGCGTGCGCAGTGAACCGCAAACCCATGGAACACAGCCTGCGCGCCGAAGTACTTCGGCGCCTGCAGGATCAGTACGGCCTCAAGCCAATGGCCGGCACTCAGTACCTGCGCAAGGGGACCTGCCCCAACTGCGGCAAAAAAGAGCTGTACTCGCGCCAGGACGAGCCCTGGTTCATCAAGTGCGGCCGTGAGAGCAAATGTGGCGAGCAGTGGCACGTCAAAGAGTTGTTCGACGACCTATTCGATGACTACAGCAAGCGCTACCCCGCCACCCAGGAATCTCCTCGAGCATCGGCAAACGCCTATCTGCAGAACGCCCGCGGCTTTGACCTGGACCTCGTCAAAGGCTGGTACACCCAGGACAACTACTGGGATCGCAATCTCGAGATTGGTAGCGCCACAGTCCGTTTCAACCTGGAACACGGCGGCTATTGGGAGCGCCTGATCGACCAACCGCACCGGTTTGGCAAGAAGAAAGCGCGTTTTGCGCCTGGCCAATCACCCAAAGGCTACTGGTGGCGCCCGCCCTCGGTTGACCTGTTGGAAGTAGACGAGCTTTGGATCGTCGAGGGCATTTTTGACGCCATCGGCCTGCTGCATCACGACCTGAACGCCGTATCGGCCATGAGCTCGGGTGCATTCCCGTTCGAATCGCTCAAGGCGTTGGCCGAGCTGTGTCGCGGGCATGGCAAGAAACTCCCACGCCTGGTATGGGCCTTGGACAACGAACCAGGCGCCCATCGCTTCACACGCAAGCATGCAGCCCTGGCCCGCGAGCTGGGATTCACCTGCGAGGCAGCTCAGATTCCACAGAATGGCCGCAAGGTGGACTGGAACGACCTGCACCAGCGCTGGAACTTTATCGACGCTGACAAGCGCCAAGAGCGGATTGATCGAGACCTGCGCGAGGCGCGTTATCACGGCAGCTTGCTGCTGGCCGACAGCGCGGCCGAGAAAGGCGTGCTGATGTACGACTGGCGCGAGCGCCAGGAATTTCACTTCTCCTACGAGAACCGCCTCTACTGGTTCAAGATGGATGTGGAGAAGTTCAACAAGGCGCTCCAGCAGCTGGACGAGTCCGAGCGGCAGGAGGACTTGGTCCTGACGGATCGCCAGCGCCGCGACAAGGCGTTGCGCCAGTGCGGCGCGGTGATCGAGATTGCCAACTGCTACCCGCAAGCGTTGTATTTCCAGCGCAATGAGGTAACGGACGAATCCTGGTACTACTTCCGCGTCGATTTCCCGCACGACGAGCCGAGCGTGCTGAACACCTTCACCGGTGGGCAGGTCACCACTCCCAGCGAATTCAAGAAGCGCCTGGTCGGCATGGCAGCCGGCGCCTACTTCACCGGCAGCGCCTCCCAGCTCGATCGGATCATGCAGCAGCAGCTGTTTGCCCTGAAGACCGTCAAGACCATCGACTACGTCGGCTACAGCAAAGAGTACGGCTGCTATGTGTTTGGCGACCTGGCTGTGCGCGGTGGTGTGCTCGAGCAGGCCAATGCCGAGGACTACTTCGAATTCAAAGGCCTGCGCCTCAAGTCGCTGCAGAAGTCGATCAAGCTCGAAATCAACCGGGACGTCACGGCTTACCGCCCTGAGTGGTTCAAGTGGTTGTGGACCTGTTTCAACACCCAGGGCGTGATCGCCCTCGCCTTCTGGTTCGGCTCGTTGTTCGCCGAGCAGATCCGCGCCGAATTCCAGTCGTTCCCGTTTCTGGAGGTAACCGGCGAGGCCGGCGCCGGTAAGTCCACCCTGCTGATGTTCCTGTGGAAGCTCATGGGGCGCCAGGATGAGGAAGGCGACGACCCTATCAAGATGACCAAGGCGGGCTTGCGTCGCTGGCTGAGCCAAACCTCGGGCATGCCCGTGGTAATGCTGGAGGCCGACCGTAGTGACGCAGAAACAGGCGCTGCCAAGTCATTCGACTTTGACCAGTTCAAGCCGTTGTTCAACGGCCGTGGTCTTGGCCTGACCGGTGTAAAGAACGGTGGCAACGACACCAACGCCCCGCCCTTCCGCGCAACGCTGGTATTCAGCCAGAACGCCTCGGTCGTTGCGTCTGAGGCCATCCTCACTCGTATCGTCAAGCTGCACTTCGTGCGCCCGGAGGTCACCAGCGACAGCCGTGCGGCCGCTGACAACCTGAACCACTTGCAGGCCAGCGAAGTGAGCCACTTCCTGCTGATGGCAGCCAAAGCTGAGCAGAAGGTCATGGAAATATTCCGTGCACAGGTAAAGGTGCATGAGCAGGCGCTGCGCGAAATGCGCGAGATCCGCATCGAGCGGATCATCAAGAACCACGCCCAGATGATGGCCCTGGTAGACGCGCTGCGTGTGGTCGTGCCAATGACTGACAGCCAGCACGAAGGCACCCTTCGCGAGCTGCGCGCCATGGCTGTTGGCCGCCAGCTGGCCGTTAACTCTGACCCGAAGGAAGTGGCCGAATTTTGGGAAGTGTTCGATTACCTGGAGTCGCTCAGCGACGAGCCAGTGGTCGACCACAGCAAAAATGCCGAACTGATCGCAGTTCACCTCAACGAGTTCTGCGAACGGGCCGCCGAGCACAAACAGAAGCTCGCCGACGCAACCACCCTGCGCAATCTACTGCGCAACAGCAAATCGCGCCCCTTTGTCGACGCCAACCGAGCAGTCGATAGCGCTGTGCGTGCGGCGTTCAACAGCCGCACCACCAGCGCGAACACACGACCAACCACCGTCAAGTGCTGGACCTTCAAGGCCGGCTGAACAGCTCTGGCGCTGCAACGCCGAGCAAAATCCCAAGGAGAAACGACATGTACCTAAGCAAAATCGAAGGCCCAGCTGGCTCCGGAAAAACCACGAAACTGCGCAAACTGGCAGAGAACAAAAGCCTCGAAAATCACATTCTTGTGGCACAGCAGATGACCGCGGAGGCCCTCAAGCGAACTGTACGCCGGCTGGTGTCCCGCGGGGCAAAAGACTTGTTCATCGATGAATGCCCGAAAAGCCTACTGGATGAAATCGTTGAGATTGTCGTGGATCTGCCAGGCTCTTCGCACATCACCCTACATGCGGTCGTCGAAACGGCTCCGCCAGACACAAGCAGCCGAATTGTTTTCGACGACTTTTTTTCCTACCAGGACGAACGACCCACCATCCGTGAAGCGGGCATCCAGGCGCTTGCGCGCCTTGTACCGGTTGCACTCCAAGACTCGGGCCAAAGTCGCACGGTAGGCCGTTTCCTACTCGGTTTGTACAACGGGCCTGAGTTCCCCTTCACCCTCACCGACCTTCGCAGCCTGGATGCAGGGCTGTTCGACGACTGTTTGGCCGTTCTGCGCCTCGATAACGTTCCGGAGCTCGAAGTTCATGAGTACCTGCCGAAGGGACAGATGATCTTCAACCAACTGCGCGAGTACTGGGCATGAGTAGCGCATGCCTGGACACCCTGAATATGGAATTGGGCTTTCAAATCTGGGCGGAAGAGCGCGGTTTTGACATCAAGGTTGGCCCCGACGGGACCTTCACCAACCTTGAAACCCGCGCCGCCTGGCTCGGGTTTGAGGCAGCTCATGGCTCTGCCGGTTTCGGCCCAACGGGGCAGCAGCTCCACGCGCGAATTAAGAAGACCAGCGAATACGCCCACCAATCCGATCAGCTGTTTCCCGTGAGCGTCGGTAGGCCCACCCACGCCGACTACACCGTTCGCGGTGGCCCAGGTGGTGTGTATCGCATGAGTGACGTTGAGCTGTACGTCATCGATGACGGCAAGCAATACCGCCTCAAGTAACAAAGAGGCGCCGAGGAGCTGCAACTCCCCGGCGCCGACCAACCCCAAGGAGAAACGACATGCAAGTAGAAACCCCCGAAGTCAGCGCCGAGCAGGCTACCACACCCGCTTTCAAGCCAGGCGACAAGGTGACTTTTACCCAGATCCGCCGCGGCGCGAAGTCAATCCGCATGACAGCGAAGGAAGCCACCGTTGTTCGCATCCTTGGCAGCACCGCGATCGTCAAATATCGGAATGGTCAAAACGTCGCGATCCCGGTGACCGAGCTAACTCCGGCCGGCGAGCGCAACGCGCTGACACGCGCCCTGTTTGGGGAGGCCTCAGCGTGACTCAAGAAATCCGTCCCCGCCTGGCCAGCCATGCTCTAGACCTGCCAAATCACTGCGACATCTGCAACAAGGCCCGCTCTCACGGCAACCACCAGCGCTGCAGCAAGCTCCGCCAACAGCGCCAATCTGCGTACTGGTCAGCCTACATGGTCAACGTCGAAGCCAAACGAGCGCAAGGAGGCCGTCGCAATGCTCGCTAAGCGCAAGCTTTACCACTTCCACTTCTGCTGCGGCCTGGGCGGCGGCGCCAAGGGCTTCAACCGGGCCAAGCCCATCGTCGGCAACATGCAGGCCGAATGGGAGTGCATCGGCGGCGTCGACGTTGACCCGGCCGGGCTGGCCGACTTTGAGCGTTTGAGCGGCGTCAAAGGGACGCTCATCGATCTGTTCACCCGCGACCAGTACATCCGCTTCCACGGCAAGGAGCCGCCACCAGGCTGGCGTGAGGCTACGCCGGAGGACATCCGCCGCGCAGCCGGTGGGCGCCGTCCCGACGCCGTGTTCATCAGCTCACCATGCAAGGGCGCCAGCGGGCTGCTGTCCGAATCCATGAGCATGACCCCGAAGTACCAGGCCCTGAACGAGCTGACGCTGCGCTGCATCTGGCTGTTCGGCGAGGCTTGGCGCGATGACCCCGTGCCGCTGCTGGTGTTCGAGAACGTCCCCCGCTTGGCAAGCCGCGGCCGGCACCTGTTGGACCAGATCGGCGCCCTGCTCAGCCACTTCGGCTACGCGGTCGCCGAAACCACCCACGACTGCGGCGTCATTGGAGGTCTGGCCCAGAGTCGTAAGCGCTTCCTACTGGTGGCCCGCCATGTCGAGAAGGTGCCACCGTTCCTGTACGAGCCGGAGAAGAAGAACCTGCGCGCCGTGGGCGACATCCTCGGGCGCATGCCATTGGCCGGCGACATTGAACAGGCCGGGCCCATGCACCGGGTACCCGCGCTGCAATGGAAGACCTGGGTACGCTTGGCGTTGGTCGAGGCCGGCAAGGACTGGCGCAGCCTGAACGACCTGGCAATCGAGGACGGCTACTTGCGCGACCTGATCATCGTCCCGCAATTCCGCGACGGATTTCTGGGCGTTCACGACTGGCAGGAGCCAGCCGGCACCGTGGCAGCACGCAGCGGCCCAACAAACGGCAAGTTCTCGGTTGCCGATCCACGCGCGAAGGCGGGCGCCCTGCAATACCAGCAATACGGTGTTCGCCGCTGGCAGGACACAAGCGGCGCGGTCATCGGGGTGAAGAGCCCTGGACAAGGGACGTTCAGCGTTGCGGATCCGCGTCGGATCGGTGGCGGCTTCGGCAAATACCAAGTGACGCCATACGGCAGCCACGCCAATTGCGTAATTTCCGGCAGCACCACTGGCCAGGGCGCGTTTGCGGTGCAAGACCCACGCCCAGGCATGCGGCGCACCAAGGGTGATGCGTACCTTACTGGTGGGCACTATGGCGTTGTGCCATGGACTGGACCCGCTGGCGCCGTTTCTGCCAGCGCCGTGCATGACAATGGGCGGTGGAGTGTTGCCGATCCCCGCCTGCCCGAGGCAAACGACCGGCTCACCTGCGTGATCGAGTCACTTGACGGCACTTGGCACCGGCCATTCACAACGCTGGAGCTGGCCGCGCTGCAAAGCCTTGTCGAACCTGAAGAACAGATTGAGCTGGATGGCCTCAGCGATCAGGCCTGGCGTGAGCGAATCGGCAACGCAGTACCACCGGCAGCTGCGGAAGCCATCGCCGATGTGATGGGGACCACACTGCTCCTGGCCGCCCAGGGCGAAACCTTCATGCTCAGCAGCATGCCGATTTGGGTACGCCCTGTGGCAGTGGGTTTGAGCGTTGCCCAAAGGGAAAACGTCGGGTGATTGCTTCGCCCTGCACGTCAAGAACTGACGCCCAGAACTTCTAGGCCTGGAAATAGGCCTTCACCTCAGCACGGCCCATACACTGGGCCGTATCTTCGTTTTCGAGTAGAAATAAATGGCAGCAGGAGTCGAAGTACGCGGCAACCACGTCCGCGTGTATTTCCGTTACCAAGGCGAGCTGTGCCGGGAAACAATCCCCGGCGACGCCTCACCCGCAAACCTGGCCAACGCCGAGCGCCTGGTCGGGATCATCAATTACGAGATAGAGGCCGGAACTTTCAACTATGCCCGGCACTTCCCTGACTCACCCCGTGTCAAGACCAACACCCTCGGCCACTACATCGACTTGTGGCTGGAAATAAAGGGCAACCAGATGGCAGCCAGCGGCTTCGCCATGTACCGCAGCCGCACCGAGAAGCACATACGCCCGCGCTGGGGCGACCAGCAGGCAGATCGAATCGACCACCTCGACATTCAGCACTGGGTGCAAACGGTCCTGATGCCCAAGCTACACAACAAGACCGTGCGCGAGATCGTCAGCCACCTGCGGCAGATCTTCCAGCTGTACCGCACAAGGAACCGCTTTGCCTTCGACCCGACAGACGGGATCACAATCTCATTGCCCGATGCAGACGACCCAGACCCGTTCACTCGGGAAGAAATCACAGCGATCCTCGGCCAACAGACTGACCGGGAGCAGGAAATCAACCTGACCGAATTCATGATCTGGACTGGTCCGCGCGTCAGCGAAGCGATGGCTCTTGCCTGGGAGGACGTCGACCTGGTGGCCGGTACGGTTGAGATTCGCCGTGCCCGAGTGGCCGGCCAGTACAAAGTGACCAAGACCCGGCGCTCTACACGTAAGGTCAAGCTGCTCGCTCCAGCTCTGCGCGCCCTGCAGGCGCAAGCCAAGTTCACCCAGAACCTGCCGGCGGAACTGATCGCGGTCGTCGATCGCGACAACCGGACGGTGCGGGAGCAGCGCGTGCGATTTGTCTTCCACAACAGTGCAACGGGTGAGCCGTACCATTCTTCGGATGTTCTGAGACATGGTTGGTGGATCACGCACCTGGAGAAAGCCGGCGTACGCCAGCGCGGGCCGAACACCTGCCGGCACACGTTCGCCAGCCAGATGCTGAGCAGCGGTATCGCCACGCCTGAATGGATTGCGGACCAGATGGGGCACACGTCGACGGCGATGATCTTCAAGCACTACGCGAAGTGGATCAGCGAGGACGGCCCGGATGTGGTGGGGTTGTTGAATCAGGCGCTCAGGCTGACCTGAACGCAAAAAAAAGGGGCCACAAGGGCCCCTTTCTTCTGCCTGTCATTCCCAAAGTGTTCCCAAAACGCTCCCATTTGGGGGTCAAGCGGTGGCGAACATCAATGAAATCAAGCACTTGTATGGCGGAAGCGTAGAGATTCGAACTCTAGGATAGTTGCCCATCGACGGTTTTCAAGACCGTTGCCTTAAACCACTCGGCCACGCTTCCAGCTCGTTTGCGGCCGCCATAATACCGTAATGAAACAAGCTGTCAAACTCTCTGTGTCGCGGGTTGCAATGGCTCTGGTAGACTCCCAGCATCTGAACGTTCGAAACCACAGGTTTACCAAGGAGTGTCGCCATGCGCGAACAGGATTATGCCGTACATCACGGCCAGCAGGTCGAGCAGCAGGAGATCAGCAAGGTCCTGCGCAACACGTACAGTCTGCTGGCGCTCACCCTCGCCTTCAGCGGCGTCATGGCCTTCGTTGCCCAGCAAATGCGTGTCGGCTACCCGAACGTGTTCGTGGTGCTGATCGGCTTTTACGGGCTGTTCTTCCTGACCAACAAGCTGCGTGATTCGGCCTGGGGCCTCGTCTCCACCTTCGCCCTTACCGGCTTCATGGGCTTCATTCTCGGCCCAATCCTCAACCGCTACCTGGGCATGGCCGGTGGTGCCGAGGTTGTCAGTTCGGCATTTGCCATGACTGCCCTGGTGTTCGGTGGTCTGTCGGCTTACGTACTGATTACCCGCAAGGACATGAGCTTCCTCAGTGGCTTCATCACTGCCGGCTTCTTCGTGCTGCTGGGTGCGGTCGTGGCCAGCTTCTTCTTCCAGATCAGCGGCCTGCAACTGGCGATCAGCGCTGGCTTCGTGCTGTTCTCGTCGGTGTGCATACTGTTCCAGACCAGCGCGATCATTCACGGTGGTGAGCGGAACTACATCATGGCCACCATCAGCCTGTATGTGTCGATCTACAACCTGTTCGTCAGCCTGCTCCAGCTGTTTGGCATCATGGGGCGTGATGACTGA